GTCCTGTAGAAGAACCAATTAATATCACGACAGAACAAGAACTTATCAATACTTTTGGTAAGCCACTTTCAACTGATACTCAGTATGAGTATTGGATGAGTGCTGCCAATTACCTTTCATATGGTGGTATTCTTAAAGTAGTAAGAGCAGATGACACTGATTTAATCAACTCAAATGCTGGTGTTGGTATTGCAAACACCACGACTCTTAAAATTAAGAACTACGACGATTATCAATCTAATTATAAATCTGCTACTAACTTCACCTATGCTGCCAAAAATCCTGGCAAGTGGGCAGATGGTTTAAAAGTTTGTGTTATTGACAACTTTGCAGATCAAACTATTGGAGTTGCAACCACAAGTCTTGCAAATGCAGGAGCAACTATTGGTTTTGGAGTTACTGCAGCATTAACTGATGCAGTTATTCCTGGTGCAGGCACAACCTCATCATTCACCGGTTATTTAAAAGGAATTATTACCGGACTATCTACAGATTCAATTGGCGGAAACAGCACAATTGATGTAAAAGTTGTTTCTCGTGTAGAGACAGTTGGTGGTGGATCAACTGAAACAGCAATTACATATCAAGAAGGTTCTACAACAAGAGCATTTGGTACTTCTGTTGCCTTACACTTTGTTAATAGTTCTGGAGTTAATTCAGAAGGTATTTCTGGAACGGCATTTACTCCACCAACTGCTATTGACTGGTATGATCAGCAGACTTTAGGTCTGACGAATGCAACAACATTCTGGAAATCAATCGCACCAAGACCAGTATCTAATGTCTATGCAACTGATAGACAAGCTAAGAACGATGCTCTTCATGTTGTAGTCGTAGATGACAATGGATCTGTTACTGGAATTAAAGGTAACATTATTGAAAAGCATATTAGTCTTTCTAAGGCAGGAGATGCTATTTCAAACGTAAATGCTCCTCAGAGAATTTACTACAAAGATTATATTGCAGATTTCTCTGAGAACATCTATGCGGGTTATAACCCATCACAAGATGCAGATGCATACAAAGGAACGGTTCCAAGAGCAACTGGATTCTCTACAGAATTTACACCAGTAACTACTGGAGACGGTCTCTGGGGATTAGATGCACAGGGCGTAACGTTCTCCGCATTGGGTAATGTAAATTATACCTTTGCTGGCGGTGTTGATTATTCTGCAACTGGTGGAATGAAGGCAGAACTCTCTAATTTGATTACAGCATACGGTCTGTTCTCCAATAAAGATGAGATCGAAGTTGACTACATGATCATGGGTCCTGGTTGTGCCACAGAAGCAGAATCACAAGCAAAAGCAAATTATGTAATCTCTCTTGCAGAAGCAAGAAAAGATTGTGTTGCTACAGTTGGACCACACAGAGGAAATCTGGTTGGACTTACAAACACAGATACTCAAACCAATAACTTAATTAACTACTTCAGTTCACTGTCATCTTCTTCTTATGCAGTTTTTGATAGTGGATATAAGTATCAGTATGATAGGTTCAATAACGAATTCCGTTATCTTCCAACGAATGCTGATGTTGCTGGTTTGATGAATCGCACAGCACTCACTGCTTATCCATGGTTCTCACCTGCTGGACAGCAACGTGGTGTTATTAACAATGCAATTAAACTTGCATACAACCCCAATAAAGCACAAAGAGATCGTCTCTATCCTGCAAGAATTAATTCCTTCATCACCACACCTGGTGTTGGAACACTTCTCTTCGGTGATAAGACGGCACTTGGTTATGCATCTGCATTTGATAGAATTAACGTTCGCCGTTTGTTCCTTACAATCGAACAAGCACTTGAAAGAGCAGCACAAGCTCAACTCTTCGAACTGAATGATGAGTTGACAAGAGCAAACTTTAGAAACATTGTTGAACCATATTTGCGTGATGTTCAAGCAAAGAGAGGTCTTTATGGATTCCTCGTTGTTTGTGACACCACAAATAACACTCCTGATGTTATTGATAATAATGAGTTTAGGGCAGACATCTTCCTGAAGCCTGCTAAATCAATCAACTATGTTACTCTCACCTTTGTTGCCACAAGAACTGGCATCAGTTTTGAGGAAGTAGCAGGTAGAGCTTGATAACATTATCTAAATAAAAAAAGGAGGATTTACGAAATGTCACACTCAATCGAAAAGATTAAGTCAACTTTAAAGGGCGGCGGTGCTCGCCCTAATCTGTTCCAGGTAAACTTAACTAGTTTTCCTGGAGAAGAGGATTATGATGCGGATGAATTTTCAATCTTATGTAAGGCAGCACAGTTGCCAGCATCAAACATAGCATCAATCGATGTTCCTTTCAGAGGAAGAATCTTCAAGGTTGCTGGAGATCGCACATTTGATACTTGGACTGTAACGGTTATCAATGATAATGACTTTAAAATTCGCACTGCCATGGAAGCATGGATGCAATACGTTGGCCAATATGCCGATGGATCTGGTGCAACTAACCCAGTTTCATATCAAGTCAATGCATCAGTAACTCAATTTGCTAGAAATGCATCTGCCTTGGATAAAGTAGATACTACTGGATTAGGAGCTGCTAAACAGTATGTTTTCTATGGAATTTTCCCAACCAATATCAGTGCAATTGATCTTTCATATGACACTGGTGATGCCATTGAAGAATTCACTGTAGAATTCCAAGTTCAATACTGGGCACCTGCAGGTAAGGGAGCAGGAGAAGAGGAACCCGAAGACGAGTGATTTGATCTAATAAATAGATTATAATAAAGTTCTAATATAATAATGGCAAAACTGTTTGGGTTCTCAATAGAGGACAACGAACCACTCTCACCGTCAGCAGTCAGTCCCGTTCCTCCAAATAATGAGGACGGGTCTGACCACTACATGAGTAGTGGTTTTTTTGGTACTCATGTTGACATTGAAGGTGTATATAAAACCGAGTTTGATTTAATCAAACGATATCGTGAAATGTCACTTCATCCAGAAGCAGACAGTGCAATTGAAGATATTGTAAATGAAGCAGTTGTATCTGATTCAAACGACAGTCCTGTAGAAATTGAACTTTCAAATCTTAATGCTAGTGATGGTATTAAAACTAAGATTAGAAAAGAGTTTAAGTATATTTTAGATTTATTGGATTTTGATAAAAAGGCACATGAGATTTACCGCAATTGGTATATTGACGGTAGAATTTATTACCATAAAATTATTGACTTAAAGAAACCTGAAGAAGGTATTCAAGAGTTGAGATATATTGACGCGATGAAAATGCGTTATGTTCGTCAACAAAAGAAAAAACCAAATGATGGTAGAAATAATCAATTAGTTAATACTAGAGATCCTAATCCTATGGATTATGATTTCCCAGAGATTGAAGAGTATTTCATTTATAATCCTAAGACTTCATATGGTGGAAACCCTATGCAGTCCAGTTCAAATCAAGGAATTAAAATTGCAAGAGATGCAATTACATATTGCACATCTGGATTAGTTGATAGAAATAAGGGATCAACTCTTTCATATCTACACAAAGCAATTAAATCACTCAATCAACTAAGAATGATTGAGGATAGTCTTGTAATCTATAGACTATCAAGAGCACCAGAACGTAGAATTTTCTACATTGATGTTGGTAATCTTCCTAAGCAAAAAGCAGAACAATATTTGCGTGATGTTATGATGCGATATCGTAACAAACTCGTATATGATGCAAACACTGGAGAGATTCGTGATGACAAAAAGTACATGGCAATGCTTGAGGACTTCTGGCTTCCCAGGCGTGAAGGTGGAAGAGGAACCGAAATCACCACTCTCCCTGGCGGACAAAACTTGGGTGAAATCACTGATATTGAATATTTTAAAAAGAAACTCTATCGTTCGCTTAACGTCCCACCATCACGAATGGATGGAGAAGGTGGGTTTAACTTGGGGAGATCTTCTGAGATCTTAAGAGATGAACTGAAGTTTACCAAGTTTGTTTCTCGTTTAAGAAAGAGATTCTCCAACATGTTTAATGACATGCTGAAGACCCAATTAATTCTAAAGAATGTAATTACTCCTGAAGATTGGGAGATTATGAGTGAGCATATTCAGTATGATTTCTTGTATGACAATCACTTCTCAGAACTGAAAGAAGCAGAATTGATGAATGAGAGACTTGCTCTTGTTCAAACTGCAGAACCATATGTTGGTAAGTATTATTCTCAGGATTATATTAGACGTACAATCTTGAGGCAAACCGATATGGAAATTGTTGATCAAGATGCATTAATTAAGAAGGAAATAAAGGATGGAATTATTCCAGATCCTGCAACAATTGACCCTGCAACTGGATTGCCTTTTGAAACGGAAGCAAGCACAGACTTAGGAAAACCACAAATGGAACCTGACATTGACGGGTCTTCAACCGAAGCACCAGAAATGCCCAAAGGTGGGGAAATATAAATATATCTAGTTGTTTACTATACAATTAAATGGATGACCTTTTAGATATGATTATTGCGGATGAGTCACCATCTCAAATCAGTGATGCACTTAAAGATGTTCTTTATGCAAAATCATCTGAGAGAGTTGATGCATTCCGTCCCTTAGTGGCAAATTCCGTCTTCTCTGGTGAGGATCAAATCGAAGTTGAAGATGAAGAACCTGAAACCACCGATGGTGTCTAATTTATAAATAACTACTATAAATGAAATTTAAAGAATAATGGCGCATAACCCTGTTGGTATTAATTCAGCACTTCCTATAAATGGATCATCTTCTAGTAGAGGTCTTGATACAACACTTCACAAAACAGATGCTTTGAGGGTTGTTGCAGTTGGTGCTGGAGCACATGTTGCCATTGGTACTTTTCCAACAGCAACAACTGCTAATTATTATGTTGCAGTTGGTGAAGAAGAAGTTATTACTTTAGGTGCTTGTAGAAATCAAAAAGTTGTTGGACTTTCTACAACAGGAACAACAACTGTTATTGATTTTCCTGAAGGAACTGGTTCTCCATTCCAAGCAGGAGATGCC